CCTACTTGCGATTATTTGATACAAAGTTACGATACGGCGTTTTTAAAGTCCGAACGTGCTGACTATACGGCAATAACCACATGGGGAGTGTTTTATCCCGAGGGTAAAATAGGCGATCAACTGTACAGTGGGGCTGACGCACACCTGATTCTGTTAGATTGTGTTAAAGAACGGTTAGATTTTCCCGAACTCAAGCGCGAGGCGATGCGTTTATACGAGCATTGGGACCCTGATTCTGTAATAATTGAGACAAAAGCGTCGTGTATCCCACTAACGCAAGAATTACGGCGACAAGGAATACCGATTAACACGTTTTCTCCTAGCAAAGGACAAGATAAGATTGCAAGACTCAATACGGTAAGTGCGATTTTCCAAGAAGGTCGCGTTTGGTTGCCTGAAACGTCTTGGGCACAGGAATTATTGGACGAAATTGTTGATTTCCCTAACGGAGAGAACGACGATTGCGTGGATGCGACGACTTTAGCGTTAATGCGCTTTAGAAACGGGGGATTTTTGCGTTTAGAGAGCGATTATCAAGACGAAGAGGAATACTACCCCAGAGTCCGTGCATATTATTGATTTACTGAGTTAAAAAAGAAGAGTATGGTGGCGAATTATGGCAGAAATCCAAGTTCCACAAGATCTTGAGGGCGAAGAAGAGTTAGAAATCCTTTTCGACGAGGATGATAATGTTCTTTACCCCGAAGCATTGCAAGCTGAGGGAGAAATGCCTTTCGGTGAGAACATGGCTGACTATCTTGAGGATAGTGCTCTAGGCAAAATCTCCTCACAGCTTATTTCTTCTTACGAAGACGACTTATCTTCACGACAAGACTGGTATGAGACGTTTAGAAACGGTCTTGACTTGTTAGGGATTGATAGCGAGGCTCGTAGTGAACCGTTTGAAGGCGCGAGTGGGGTATATCACCCGTTACTAGCTGAAGCTACTACGCATTTCCAAGCACAGGCATACAAAGAACTTTTACCGGCTAATGGACCTGTAGATACAAAGGTTATGGGAGCAACTAACGACCCTAAACTGATGCAGGCTAACCGCGTAAAAGATTTCATGAATTATCAGCTAATGTATAAGATGGAAGAATACGATCCTGAAATGGATCAAATGTTGTTCTTCCTTCCGTTAGCAGGATCTGCATTTAAAAAGTGTTATTACGATCCTTCGATGGGACGAGTCGTTTCTCGTTTTGTAAAAGCTGAAGATTTAGTCGTTCCGTACACAACCACGGATTTACATACCACTCCTCGCATTACGCACGTCATTAAAATGACTGAAAACGATATGCGTAAATTACAGCTTAGTGGTTTTTATCGCGACACAGGTATGACCCCTCCTGGATACACTACAGACGAAAACGTCATACAAGAAAAGATTGATGAACTAGATGGGATTTCTAGAACAGGTTCTTCTGAAGAATACACCTTGTTAGAATGTCATGTAGAACTAGATATAGAAGGATTCGAACATACAGATTCAAATGGTGAAACTACTGGGCTAGCGTTACCGTATATTGTAACAATTTGCCAAGACAACAGTGAGATTTTGTCGATTAGACAGAACTACGATGAGATTGACCCCATGCGTAAAAAGATTGAATACTTTACGCATTATAAATTCCTTCCTGGATTAGGATTCTATGGATTCGGGTTAATCCATATGATTGGTGGAGTAACTAAGTCTGCTACAGCAATATTAAGACAGCTAATTGATGCAGGCACACTTGCTAATCTACCCGCTGGTTTTAAATCACGCGGATTGAACATACAGCGTTCAGATGACCCATTACAACCAGGAGAGTGGCGTGACGTTGACGCTCCTGGAGGCACTATTCGCGATTCCTTTTTACCGTTGCCTTACAAGGAGCCTAGTGCAACTTTAGCTCAGCTGCTGGGGTTATTAGTTGAATCCGGACAACGGTTTGCGGCAGTAATGGACCAGCAGACTGGAGATGGCAATAGTCAAGCTCCTGTAGGCACTACTGTCGCTCTTTTAGAAAAAGGCCAGAAAGTTATTTCTTCCATACATAAGCGATTGCATTATGCACAGAAGAATGAGTTTAGAATTTTAAAACGATTGTTCGGAGAGTATTTACCTCCTGAATACCCGTACCAAGTACAAGGCGCACAGCAAACTGTTTTTTCTCAAGACTTTAATAACAGTGTAGACATTGTTCCTGTTTGCGATCCTAACATCTTTAGTACTACGCAACGAATTATTCTAGCGCAGACACAACTACAGATGGCGCAAAGCGCACCCCAGATTCACAATATGAAAGAAGCCTTCCGTAAGATGTATCTTGCGTTGAATATCAAAGATATTGATGATGTGCTTCTTCCTGACTTTGACCCAACTCCTAAAGATCCTGTTCAGGAAAATATGGATGCGTTGATGAACGTTCCATTGAAAGCCTTTCCTCAACAGAATCATGACGCGCATATTCAAGCGCACATGGCGTTTATGCAAAGCCCGCAGATACAACAGAATCCACAAGCGATGTCAGCACTACAGGCGCACATTCAAGAACATATCGCATTGAAGTATCGAGTGCAGATGGAGCAGATACTAGCTGAGCAAGGTATTCAATTACCGCAACCAGGACCAGATGGTCAAATGCCACAGCTTCCACCTGAAATGGAAAGTCAGATTGCGGTGGCGGCTGCTCAAGCCACGCAACAAATAACAGGTCAAGAACAAGCACTAGCGCAAGCGATGGCTGCACAACAACAAGATCCGCAAAGACAAATGTTCGAAGAACAAATGGAACTTGAGTTTGAGAAAATTAATCAGCGTGATAGAGATTCTGAACGTAAAGTTCAGCTTGAAAGGGAGAAACTCGAATCACAAGAACAGCAAACAGACATAAAAGTAGCGGCTACGTTACAAGAAGCTGAAATGCAGAACGAGCGAGATATGGACTCTAACTTAACTGAGATTGCGAAGGTTGTTCGCGAATCCAGAGAACAGGAATAGGTGGCTTATTTATTAAGCAACATACCTCATTTTAACGCATGGATCCGAAAAGAATTTACACACAATCACATAGACTATCACGGGGAGTATTTACACGCAGTTGTTTTTGCTGTAAACACCATTCCAGACAGGTGTCTATCTTTTCAAGTAGTCTTTACGGGGTTTGAGCTTGACGCAGAAGAAGATGCAGAAAATATACACGGTGGCGCGATGTGGGCTAGGATGCCTATAACCGCGCTTGTTGCAGATTCCGTTTTAACGGAGATGCCTGAAGCTATGCCTACGCATTTAGCTCAACCGTGGGATTGTAGTTCTCATGAACACGCAGTAATCAAAATGGAGCGTGTTTCCTCTAGTCCTTGGCTCTGTAAGATAGATAACGAATTCCACACTGGACGTTATTTATTTACTGTTGACTACACTGGAAATGATATAGCAGATGATCCAGCACAACATAAACAAAGTCATGTGTTAGAACTAACGGATGCTGGTAAGTGGACAGGTAATATTGTTGCACTTCCTAACAACCGTGTAAGAGCGACTAACCCAGCACTCTGGGAGACAGGATCAGGCGCACCTGATTTTTATCCTAGTCAGCACTTACATAGCGCAGAAATTCATGACAGTTATATGGATCCAAAAGTAACTTTCAATAATTTGTACTCAGAAGGAGACAAGAATGAAGGGTAGAAAGAAAATGCCTAAGATGATGAAAAAAGGGGGACCAGCTAAAAAGAAAACTAAAAAGTCGCCTAAGATGAAACGAGGAGGCAGAGTTAAATGAAGCGATATAACCGAGAGTATCCTGCACCTAGTTCTCAACCGGCAGGTGTTAAAATAGAACCAATGACTGCTTCTTCAGAAGGGTTTGCAACTCCGACTGAGCTCAAGCAAAAAACTATCGACATTCCTGGGAAAAGTGTAAAAACTAAAGGAACAGGAGCGGCGACTAAAGGTTTAGATTTCATTAGTTATGTTAACTAATGGATTTTATAAAGACTTCGGAGCATTTGCTCCGCAAATTACGAGAGCGTCAACACGACCTTTCGCAATCACTCGCTTCGGGGAGTGCAAACGACTATGTTCAGTACCAACGAATAGTTGGGGAAATTTCAGGGTTAAATTTCGCTGAACAAGAAATAACTACCCTGCTTGGAAATATGGAAGATATAGATGACGACTAAGAAAAAAGTAGAGGATAGAGTTTTAAATTTTGGATCTGATACGTCTGAAGAACCAAAACCTACTCTAACGCATGAGAACGTAGATTCTCATTCAGATAAATTACCTAACCCAACTGGGTATAGGATTCTTATCCTACCGTTTACTCCTCCAGAGAAAACAAAAGGCGGCATTATGTTAGCTAAACAAACTCTTGATAAAGAGCGGATAGCTACCATAGTTGGGCTTGTTGTACGACTAGGCCCAGATACTTATTCCGACAAAGAAAAATTCCCAGAAGGTCCATGGTGTAAAGAGGGCGATTGGGTGATTTTTGGTCGCTATGCGGGAGCTAGATTTAACATTGAAGGCGGCGATATGCGTCTCCTTAACGATGATGAAATTTTAGCCACTGTTAATAACCCAGAAGATATTCTGCAATAAGGACATTAAAATGGCTGAGTCACAAGAAATTGAGTTAGAACTTCCAGAGGAAGAAGTAGATATTCATGAAGCTGATGTGCTTCAAGAGTCGGCTCAAGATGTAAACTTTTCTGCTGAAGAGGAAACATCTAACGAGAGCGAACTTAATGAATATAGCGATGGTGTAAAGAAACGCATTGATAAGTTAACTTATCGTATGCGTGAAGCTGAACGTCAGCGCGAAGAAGCAGTAAAACTTGCTAAACAGATGGCTGAACAAAATGCTCAGCTTCAGACTAAACTTCACTCTTCTGATTCTACTTTAGTTAATGAATATGCTTCTCGTGTAGAGAGTCAAAAAGAACAAGCACGAAAAGCGTTGAAAGAAGCTCAAGAACTTGGAGATGCTGAAGCCATAGCTTTAGCCACTGAAGCAGTTGCGAAAACTTCTTTGGAAGAGCAAAATGCTCAACGACTGAAACAAAGACAACAAAGACCAGCAGCGCAACAGCCTCAACAGGCGGTTCAACAACCTCAGCAGCAAAATTTACAACCTGCTCCTGTTGACCCAAGAGCTGAACAATGGGCAGAGGAAAACCCATGGTTTGGTGAAAATGAAGGAATGACCTATGCTGCAATGGGCATCCATCAGAAATTATTAGGTGAAGGAGTTCCTCCAAATACGAAACATTATTATGATAGAGTTAATAGTGAAATTAGAGAACTTTTTCCGCAACAGTTCGCCGATGAGACGAAAAACGTGAAATCCCCTGTAGCTGGGGCCAGCCGTGGTGTTGGTTCTGCAAAGAAAGGCTCACGCAGTGTGAAACTCACTCCATCACAAATGGCTATTGCCAAACGTATAGGAGTGCCCTATGAAGAATATGCAAAATATGTATAAAGGAGATGACAAATGACAGATCGAACCTCCAGATCTGCTGATACTCGAGCAAAAAAAGCTCGCAGAAAAACATGGCAACCCCCTTCAATGTTGGATGCCCCAGAAGCACCTGAAGGATATAAGCACAGGTGGATACGTGCAGAAGTCAGAGGACACGATGACAAAGCGAATATGTCTAAACGTATTCGTGAAGGATTCGAACCAGTAAGAGCAGAAGACCATCCAGAGTTTGACTCTCCTACAGTAGATGACGGAAAACACGCGGGTATAATTGGAGTAGGTGGTTTGGTTCTTGCAAAAGTTCCAGAAGAAACCGTAGAAGAAAGAACTGATTACTTCGCAAGAAGAAGTCAGGAACAACTTCAGGGAGTAGACAACGATCTTTTGCGAGATAGTGATCCTAGAATGCCTATAAATAAAAGAGACATTCAAAGGAACTCTAAGGTTGAATTTGGCAGTCGGAACTCAGGTTCTGATTAATTTATCACTCTAATATGAGGGTTTAATAATGGCTAATACGGATGCACCTAATGGGTTCACTCCTGTAAAGTCCCTGTACGGGGGCACGGTTAGACCCAAGAAATTGCGTATTGCAAGTGCATACGGAACCGCTATTTATAGCGGTGATGTTGTCACACTTTCTTCGGGTTATGTCAATCAGGCGGGAGCAACCTCAACTCCTGTTGGCGTGTTTTACGGTGTGTATTACACGGCTACAGATGGGACTCCTACGTTTTCTAAATCGTGGACTGCAAGCACAGCTACACTTGGCAGCGCAGATGCGGAAGCATATGTGTATGCTGATCCTGGCATTGTGTTTGAAGCACAGTTTACAGCAGGAACTCCTGCAGTAAGTTTTATCGGCAATAAGTACACTTTGAGTACTACTGCTGGTAGTTCTACTAATGGACGTTCAAAAGAGGGTGTAACAGCCACTACTTCTAGTGGTGTTGCTTTATGTGTCGGTTTTGTAGATTCTCCTAGCAATAGCATCGGTGCTAATGCTCGGGCGTATTTTACATTCCCAACTAACACCTTCGCAGTTTAAGGAGAGTAATTAATGGCTATTAATAGAGCACAACTCGTTAAAGAGCTTGTTCCTGGCCTCCATGCTCTCTTTGGACTTGAGTATGATAGGTATCCGAATGAGCATGAGGAAATTTTCGATACGGAAACTTCCGAAAGAGCATTCGAAGAAGAAGTTATGCTTTCTGGCTTTGGAGAAGCCCCTGTGAAGAGCGAAGGCTCTGCAGTGGACTACGACAGTGCACAAGAAGCATGGACTGCGCGTTATACACATGACACGGTCGCCTTGGCCTTCAGTCTAACTGAAGAAGCGATCGAGGATAATTTGTATGACACGTTATCTTCTCGTTACACACGCGCACTAGCACGTTCCATGATGACCACTAAGCAAATTAAGGGAGCTAACATTTTAAATAATGCTTTTAGTTCTTCTTACGTTGGTGGTGATGGAAAAGAGCTTTGTGCAACTGACCACCCAACCGTTGCAAATGAAGATCAAAAGAATGAGCTGTCTACCGCAGCTGATTTGAACGAAACTTCATTGGAACAGGCGTTGATTGATATTGCTGCGTTCGAAGATGAACGAGGTCTTAAAATCAATGCTCAAGCAAGAAAGCTAATTATCCCACCTGCTTTGCAGTTTGTTGCGGATAGGCTTCTTGAGTCAGCGGGAAGAGTAGGTACAGCAGACAATGATATTAACGCAGTTCGTAACATGGGAATGATTCCTGAAGGTTACACTGTAAATCATTATCTAACTGATACTGATGCTTTCTTCATCAAGACTGATGTTCCTAACGGACTAAAGCATTTCGTTCGTACGCCTGTATCAACGAACATGGAAGGTGACTTTGAAACCGGAAATGTGAGATACAAGGCCAGAGAGCGTTATAGCTTTGGCTTCAGTGATTGGAGAGGTATTTTCGGCTCTCCTGGAGCATAATACCACAGGGGGGCTATGCCCCCCTTTATTTCTGGGAACATAATAGCCCTAGCGACTGTCCCAGCAGACGCTTACGAAGACTCTAGGGCGAAACCTTTCGTAAGGAGGAAAAACCGATGGCTCAGACGACTTTTGCTGGCCCTATTAGATCACTCGCTGGTCTTATTAATTCAGGATACAATGGGGTAGTTAGCTTAACAGCTGATACTTCAATTACTGTTGCTTCTCACGCTGGACGACCACTTCTTTGTAATGATGCAGATGGGAAGTTTACTCTCCCAAGCATCGTTGTAACAGAACCCACAGATAAAGGTGATCCAAATCAATTAGCAAACTTAGGCGCAAGTTTCACGTTTATAGTTGTAACAGCTGCGACTGATATGGATATTTTAACTGATGGTACTGACAAGTTTGTTGGTGGCGTTTACACAGGTGTAGATGATGCAACTGGTAAAACTTTCATCTCAGGTGCTTCTAACGATGTAATTACTCTAAACGGCAGTACTAAAGGCGGTCTTGCAGGAAGCATCATAAGAGTAACTGCTATAGCAAGTGCGAAATATGCAGTAGAGGGAATAACTCTTGGCTCAGGCACACTTGTTACTCCGTTTGCAGACGCTTAATACGGGAGTAAATTGATATGGCAGATGCAGTTACCAGTACAACTATTATTGATGGTACGCATAGAGCAGTCATCCAGATAACCAACCTCAGCGACAGTACTGGTGAAAGTGCTGTCACAAAGGTTGACGTTAGTGCGTTGAATGCTAGAGCCGATGGAACTGCGTGTAGTGGTGTTACTATTGATAAAGTACACCACTCTGTAACTGGTTTCACCCAAGTGCAATTACTTTGGGATGCAACCACGAATACGATCGCATTAGCATTGGCAGAGTCAAGTAATGGACATATGGACTTTAGCGGTTTTGGTGGACTACAGAATACTTCTGGTTCTGGAAAGACAGGAGATATTGCTCTAACTACTATAGGAGCTGCCGCTAACGATACTTATGTTATCGTTCTTGATTTGTTAAAGCATTACGGATAGATGGCTACTTCAGGTACTAGAACTTTTAGTTTAGACGTAGCGTTAGCTATAGAGGATGCATACGAACTAGCAGGACTCGAACTTCGTACAGGTTACGATGCAGTCACTGCTAGGCGTTCTCTAAACCTAATGTTTGCAGATTGGTCTAACAGAGGAGTTCAGCTTTGGGAAGTTGTAGAGGTGTCTCAAACTCTAACAGAGGGAGATTCTTCTTACGACTTGAATGCTTATGATATTGATATATTAGATGCGATAATCAGAAGAACCGTTAATGGTATTCAAACTGATTTTCAAATTTCTAGGGTTGATCGTAATGAGTATTTCAACATCCCTAATAAGAATTCTAAAGCTAGACCCACACAGTTTTATGTAGAACGCACGATAACGCCTAAAGTGTATTTGTGGCCTTCTCCAGAAAACTCGACAGATCAGTTCGTATCGTACAGATGGCAGCGTATCCAGGATGCTACCGCCTCTGTTAACGATTTTGATGTGCCTAGTCGATTCTTGCCTTGTTTAACTATGGGGTTAGCTTACTTCTTAGCAGTTAAAAAGAACCCAGATAAAGTTGCTTTATTACAACCGATGTATGAGCAAGCTCTTATGAACGCAATGAGGTTTGATGAAGATAGAACATCTGTACATCTGATTCCTAAAATAAGTTCTGTTTTCACCTAATGTCATATGCACAAGGTAAACATTCACTAGGCGTTTGCGATCGCTGCGGTTGGGCTTATAGGTACTTACAGCTCCGTATGGAGTGGACAGGTTTTAAGGTGTGTCCTGAGTGTTACGAGCCTAAAAATCCTCAGCTTGATCCTCCGCTTATACCTACAGACCCTGAAGCACTTCATCAGCCTCGACCTGAAGTACCGTTGCCTCAAGCGCAACTTGGACTTGTTATAGCTAACAGTGCGACTTTTACAACGAGTGCAGGAGTTAATGTGGGTGCTCTTCCAGCCACTACAGCAGATCCTATTGGATCAGACTTTTCAGCAGAAGAGGCTACAGGTAGTATTGGCACAGTAACAGTGGTGACTACATGAGCTGGACATACGCGACATTAAAAACTGCTATTCAAGATTATTGTGAAACGAGCGAAACTACGTTTAATAATAATTTATCAGTTTTTATTCAAGAAGCTGAAGAGCGGATTCTAAAAACTGTTGAGATTCCTGATTTCAGAAAAAATGTAACAGGTACAGCCACTTCAGGCAGTACTTATTTGTCTATGCCTAGTGATTTCCTGGCTCCTTTAAGTTTAGCAGTTATTTCTAGTAGCGTGTATACATACTTGTATTTGAAGCACGTTTCGTTTATTAGAGACTATACGCCGAACGCATCGACGACAGGAGCACCCATTTATTATGGATTATTTGATAGCTCAACTTTTATTCTGGCTCCTACACCTGACGCTAATTATACTTTTGAGCTTCATTACAAGTACAGACCGGCGTCGTTAACTGCTGGTTCTGATAGTGGAACAACTTGGTTGTCTACGGATGCTCCTGACGCACTCTTATACGGTTCTTTAGTAGAAGCGTCAGCATTTATAAAAACCCCAGAAGAAACTCCTTATTATGAAGAACGTTTTCAACAAGCTATAGCAGGATTGAAAAAACTTGGAGAAGGTTATGGAATTCGAGATGAACATCGTTACGACATCTCTAGGATGGGCTAACTATGTTTAAGATGGCTGTTGAATCAAATATGGGAGATGTTGTTGTTAAAACAACAGAACACAGAGGACTATCTCCTGAAGAATTAGCCGAACGAGCAGTAGAGCAAATAGTTAGTGTGTCTTCTTCTGTAGACCCTGTTGTAAGACAACAGGCAGAAGCGTTTAGAAGCCGCATTTATCATGTAGTATTGGGTATAATCAAACAAGCAATTAAAAGCGATAGGACAACGCTTATTAATGAGTTTATTCAACAGGGTCAATCAGACACTGCTGATATTTTAAGGAGACTATAATGGCTATCACCACAGCTATGGCAACCTCGTTTAAATCAGAGCTTTTACAGGGAATTCATAATTTCCATAACGGTTCTGGTGGAGGAACGACTACCACTACAGGTACGGGCAATACGTTCAAGATTGCTTTGTATACCAGTAGTGCAACTATGTCAGCGTCTACTACGGCTTATGCAACGACTAACGAAGTCTCTGCTACAGGCACAGGGTATACCGCTGGCGGTAATACATTAACGAATGTAGACCCGACCACATCAGGAACTACTGCACTGACAGATTTTTCTGATACTACTTGGTCTAGTAGTTCGATTACTGCAAGAGGATGTTTAATTTATAACTCCTCAACTACCGCAGGATCAGCTAATAGAGCAGTAGCGATATTAGATTTCGGAGCGGATAAGACATCTACAAGTGGAGATTTCACTATTCAGTTTCCAACAGCAGACGCTTCTAACGCGATCATAAGAATCGCATAGGATATAGTGTGTGGCTGATGTCAAGGTTGCCTTTGATGGATGGAATTCTTCCTCTCATGGATGGGGCGAAGGAACGTGGGGTAATGGCGAAGCAGTTGCTGGAGCAACAGGGACTCTTGGTACAGTCTCGGTTACGGCAGACGCTAATGTCTCAGTTACAGGCGTTGCGGGAACGGGGACTCTTGGGTCGGTTTCTGTATCCGCTGATGCGAGTGTTAGTGTATCTGGGGTATCAGGTACTGGTGCTCTTGGTTCACTTACGGTTACGGGTACGGCAACTGTTAGTCCTACGGGAGTTGCAGGCACGGGAACACTTGGGTCAGTTACGGTCTCGGCTGACGCAAGCACTTCGGTCACTGGCGTGGCAGGTACAGGAGCGTTGGGATCGGTTACGGTTACAGGGACAGCGACAGTCTCTGTCACAGGCGTGGCGGGAACAACAGCAGTCGGAACACCTACAGCCGTCACAAGCAACACAATTCCTGTCACAATGGATGCGCTTACTGGATCTGTTGGAGCGGTTACATTCGACGGGGATGCTAATGTTTCGGTTACAGGTGTGGAAGCGGCCTGTACAACGAGTGGCGTTAATGTTTGGGGGCTTATCGATGATAGCCAAACAGCGAATTGGTCAGGAATTGATGACAGCCAAACGCCGGGTTGGTCAACTATTGACGATAGTCAAACACCAGATTGGAAAGAGGTAGCATAAATGGCTAGTACATATGTAAACGATCTTCGCCTGAATGAGATGGCGACAGGCGATGGTTCAGGAACGTGGGGAACGACTACGAATTTAAACCTGGAGATGATCGCTGAAAAATTTGGAACAGGGTCTGAAGCTCTTTCAGATGCCTCTACCGCCACCATAACGATGGCTGACGGGGCTTCAGACGCTTTCCGTTCTACAGCACTAACACTTACAGGTTCTTTATCACAAGCCTGCACCGTGACATTTGCTCCCAACACTATTAGTAACGTATGGATAGTTCAAAACTCTGCTGGCAACACCGTAACGATTTCACAAGGCACAGGCGCAAATGTGGTCATACCAAACGGCGGCATTCGCATGATCGCCACTGATGGAGCTGGTTCAGGCGCAGCGGTTACTGATGTCCTAGACGTACTAGGCGGTACAGGCAACGTAGGGCTTGGTAGCGGTGCGTTTGGCACAGGGCTTACCACAGGCACAGATAACGTGGCGATAGGCGATTCTGCCGCTGACGCTTTAACGAGTGGAGAAAGAAACACAGTTGTTGGTGATAACGCTGCGGGTGCAGCTACTATAGCTAGTAGAAATGTTGTCATAGGTCATGATGCGCTTGCTACTGAGGATGTAGGAGATCGCACAACGGTAATTGGTGACTCAGCACTTTACTCACAGAACA